GACCAGTACCTTGGCCCTGACCTTGACCCTCTTGGTCTTTACTATCCTCGTCAGAATCCATATTATCCTGCTGTTGAAACAAGTCTCTTAAGTCTTTATCTTGTTTCAGTTGTTTAAGCAATGCTTTCAAAAATACGATTGTTGCTGATACAGATGTGTATTCATCGACTACAGAATACCCTCGTAGTTCCTGATATTCTTTGCTTTTGACAATAAGTTCTTCTTGCTGTCTATTTACTTCTGTACCTCTTGGCGGCACTGCTTTAAGCATCGGATGCACACGGAAGAATAAACCAAAGATATCTTGACACAGTTCTCTGTTCACTTTTGTGTAATTGCGAAGTTCAGAACACAGTTGTCGCAGTTCTTTAGATTCTGCTTCCATCTGCTCAAAGAACACGCAGTCCATGACATCAAGGTCTGTGTTATTCATTCGGTTTACATCATTACTGCCACCAAACATACGTTGCTGTAATTGCTGTAATACATTAAACAATTTTTTCATCCTCACTTTCTCGGGTCAGATAACCCTTTATGACTGCCACCAAAGTGACAGCCATAAGTCATACCTGACTAGATAGTTTCAAGGGTAGTATTAACGTTCGTGAGATACTGACATACTGCGATAAACATTCTGTTTGTATCTTCTAACCAGCCATCCACAATACGAGTATTCTTGCCTGCTTTTTGCAGTTTGTGCTGAATAGTTTCGAGTTGTGCCTTAGCCTTAGTGATTTTACCATGATATTCAGTAATGACTTGACTTTTAGACTTGCCATACTTTTCTTTAATGCTTTCATCATTAGATGGCAACATAACGAGTTCGTTATAGAGGTCAGATGCACTATCAAAGATATCCTGAGCCTTGGCCATATCATCAGAGTTCGCTTTCATAACAATTTTACGGACTTCTTTGATTTTGTCTGGTGTATCCCAGAACATATTTGCTAGAAAAGCAATATCTGCTGGCTCACATTCATAGCGGCCGTCTAAATAGGCATTTGCTTTCAAGTACTTCAAGCAGTTTCTAAATTTACGGTCAGAAACAGAGATATTAGCCTGCCGTAAATCTTTCCACAACTTGACAAGGTTAGGTAAGATAGGCGATACATCTACTTGCCTGCTTGCCTTTTGAGCAAACTTCACATCATCAAGTGCGATACGAATATTAGGCTCACAAGACGAATCCATGGTAAGCAGTTGTAAAAAAGAACGGTCGTCCTTGATGTACTCTGTGATATGCCTTACCTCGAATCTATCCCACAGAGCGGCAAGGTCTCCCTCTGCTCCCCCTTCTGGCATCTCGTTAGATGCGCCAACAGTAAGAGTTAAAGGAATTTGTTCAGGCGATGCAGTACCATTGCGGAATACTCTCTGTGCTAATACGCCTAACATGCTGTTAAGCGTTTCAGATGAACCTTTAAAGCATTCGTCAATAAAGCCGATATCAGCCGTAGCAAGAGAATTCTCTGTTACACGAGCAAAGCGACCTTCTTCAAGTTCTTTAATGGAGATTGGCCCAAACAGTTCTTCTGGCGGCGACAATCTTGTAAGCAGAGTTTCAAAATATTTAGAGTTGATACATTTGCTTAACGTTTGTACGATATCAGTCTTTGCAGTGCCAGCAGGCCCTAGCATAACCATATTGCCGTTAGCAAGAAGTGTAACAATTAAACTGCGTACAATGTCACGCCTATTAATATATTTGCCATTAAGTTGGCGTTCGAGTTCCTGTAACTGCTCTTGCACACTCATTTCCTCGATATTCTGTTTTTTAGTGTTTGTCATTAACAATCATCCTTCCTGTTTTGTGTTGTTGAGTTATGAAACTCTCTATACCAGCCATCCCCTAAAATGACTGGCATAGGTTATTCATAAGGAGTGGTTAAAGTATGCCTGCTACTGCATCTCTAAGTGTGAATATTATAACACATAAACTTGTTTTTGTCAAGCATCTTCTTCAAGTTCTTTATTGAGTAATGCCTGTAATTGCGCTTGTGCAATAGAAACCTGTGACTTCATCACGTCTAAATTGCAGTCTAACAGTTTCTCATATTCAGAAACAAGTTTCATAGTGTTGCTAAAACTCTCTGTAAGGGTCTGCAATTTGCGTTCTGATATCTTCTTATTGCCCAATTCTGCGTAAAAAGTAGATATCAATTCTTCGAGGGCTTCATTACCTACAGTCTTACCGCCCAATGCCTTAATTTCATCTTCGAGGCTACTGTTTACGTGGCGTTCTAGGTTAGACAATACGCTTGTCTTATTATCCTTACTCATTTGCATATTGATGCAGATTAATTCTATACCATCCATCTGATTACACATCTTTGCAAAGTTTTGGAACGCTTTAATATTATCCATAGGGATAAATGTCACACCGCCATTACGTCTAAAGAGAATGCCGTTGTAATACTTAAAGGCATCTTGTATCATCTTACGAATGTGGATGATATTGAAAAACTCATTGAGTTCACGGTATTTTTGCTGTGCTACAGCAATGCACTCTTGCCCTTGTGGTGTCAAAGCGTTGGTAAACTCTATTGCCTCTTGCTTCTTGCTGTAGCGCATAGTGGCAATATGCTTGTATACTGGCTTGTTCTCACCACCTTGGTTTATTTTCTCCAAGTCATCTTGGTAGGGAACACGTTGTTCAAACACCCTGATGACGTTTTCCTTGTCGTTTGAAAGTTCTCTCATAACAATAGGCTGTAACTTGTCTTTGCCTAGTGTCTGAGCGGCATAAGTAGTTGCTCTCTCAAACGCTCCTTGCGTGCTGGTAATCTGCGGGAATAGGTCAGCAGGTATACTGTTGGCTTTAAACAAGTCCCGCAAGTCTTCAATCCGCATCCTGAGATTATTCCCATTCAGTGAATAGATAGCCAGTAATCCTAAATTTTCAGTTGTCTTTGCCATAATAAAAAATCATCCTTTCCTAGAGGTTATATAATCAATCCTCTATAC